AATGGATTCCGCATCGTGGACGGTGAAATCACGTACACCAGACGCGGATCCAACATGCCGCCGGCACGGTGCATCGGGTTTTCAGCTTCCAACCCGGAGAAAGCCGAGGGTTGGCACGGTCAAGGACAGGGCGACAACCTGCTGTACATCATCGACGAGGCCAAATCCGTTCAGGACGGCATCTTCCAGTCGATGGAACGCTGCCAACCCACGCGCACGCTGCTCATGTCGTCGCCGGGTGGTGCCAGTGGGTACTTCTACGAGATATTCCGGCGTAATGACGGCAAGTGGAAGACCTTTACCGTTACCGCACACGACTGTCCGCACATCAAGAAGGACTGGATCAACGACCAGATCGAGCGATGGGGCGAGAATCACCCGCTGGTGCGCTCGATGATCTATGCCGAGTTCATGGAGGACGACGGTTCCCTCACGGCAGTCAAGACGGCGGACTGGCAGAAGGCGGTTTCCAACCCACCGGAGGCCAAGGAGAAGGGGGAACGGCTCATGGCGGGGTGCGACTTCTCTGCCGGTGGCGACGAGAGCGTACTGGCGGTGCGCCAGGGCAATGTGATCAAGGGATTGGTGACGTGGCGGGATCGCGACACCATGAATTCCATCGGGAAGTTCATCCACCAGTTCAGGAAATGGAGCTTGCGACCCGAAGACATCTACGCGGACGCCGGCGGCATGGGTATCGTGATGTGCGATGCGCTCAAGTCCGAGGGATGGGACGTGAACCGTGTGAATTTCGGTGAGAAAGCCATCCGGGACGATCAATTCGTCTCCAGAGGCGCAGAAATGTGGATCGAGTTCGGAAGATCCATCGAAAAGAACGAGATTGTTCTGGGGCCAGCGGGCAACGACGAGATCACGCTCAACCAGTTCATCAATCGCAAGGTCCGCACCAACGGCAAAGGCAAACTCGCTCTGGAAGGCAAGGACGAGCTGCGCTCCCGAGGCATCAACTCGCCGGATCGAGCGGATGCACTGGTACTGGCCTTCTGTGCTGCCGGTGGCAGACGCATGGACGAGTACTTCCGCGCCTTGGGTGAGGATGGGAAGAGCCTTTTGCAGCGGATGGAGGATGAAATCGGGCCAATCGAGCCGGATTCAGGTCCGCTTGCAGGTTGCGAGGTCGGTGGATAACGCTTGGAGGAGATGATGACAGACAAACAACGGCAAAATCTGCAAGGGCAGATCGAAGAAGCTGTCGATCAGCGGCAGCCGTGGGAAACGCGCCAGACACGCTGGTACGAACTCCGTCATCATGGGCTCCGCCGGCAGAACAAGCCGTGGCTCAAGGCAGCAGACCTGCATTGGCCCCTCATCGACACTGCCATCGAGAAGCTGAAGCCACTCTTCCTACAGCAAGCCCTCGGAATGGACGTTGTTGCCACGTTCGTACCGATGCGCCAGCAGCTCAACGCCTACACACGGGTGGCCGAGGACTGGTTCAACTACAAGATCCGAGAGAAGACCAACTTCACCGACGAGGTGTTGTCCTGGGTGGACTACACCCTCATGTCCGGTCGCGGTGTCCTCAAGTGCTACTGGAACCCCGGCGACAAACGCGTGGGTTTCGAGGCCATCGATCCCCTCTACTTCTTGGTGCCGGCCTACACCGTCGATCTTCAGGACGCCGATTGGATGGCGCAGGTCATGCCGATGTCCATCGCCGCATACAAGCGCATGGCCCGCCAGTACGGATGGAAAGCCGATTCCAAGACCATCGAGCGCATCCGAGGCAACCCCAACGACGACAACATTCCCGGAACCAATCTGGAGTCGTCCGCCAAACAGCTTCGCGAAGGCATCACGTACACCACCAACACCGACGGTGTCATCGTCTGGGAAGTGTACCGCAAGCGCGACGACGGCAAGTGGGAGGTCTACACCTACTCGCCGGCTGCCGTGGATCTCGACCTGCGGGATCCCATGGAACTGCCCTACGACCATGGCCAAGCTCCGTTCGTAGACTTCCCATACGAGATCAAGGACAAGGGTTGGTTCTCGCCTCGCGGCGTGTGCGAAATCCTAGCTCCGTTCGAACTGAGCCTCACGTCGATGTGGAACCACAAGCACGACGCGATGACGCTCTACAACCGCCCGCTGTTCCGGGCAGAGCGCGAGATCCCCAACTCCATCAACCTGCGGTTCCAACCCGGTCAGATCCTACCTTACGGCGTGGCACCCGTGACCATGCCGCAACCGCCCATCTCCTTCGATCAGGAGATGATGTCCACACGGTCCATCGCCGAGAACCGCATCGGTTCGCCGGATTACGCCATGTCCACCGCGATGTCCGGTGGCAGCGACCGACGCACCGCTACCGAGATCCAGTCCATCAACGCGCAGTCCATGCAGTCCGGTGACTTGCGTGCGCGACTCTTCCGTATGGCTCTCGGTAAGCTCTACCGCCAAGCGTGGAGCCTGTACATCCAGTACGATTCCAAGAGCCTGCGCTACCGATTCGCCGAGGACTCGCTCGAGGCCGATCCCGTGGCCCTCCACGACCAGTACGAGCTGGAGCCCAAGGGCGGCATGGACATGGTCAGCCGACAGATGATGATCCAGCAGGCCATCAACCGGAAACAGCTCTTCCAGAACTCGCCGTGGATCGACCAGGTGGAGTTGGACAAGTCGATCATGGAGCTGGACGACCCGTCGTTGATCAAGCGATTGCTGCGGGATCCCGGTCAGAAGGCCCAGGACGAACTGGAGGACGAGACCAAGACCATCCCGACACTGCTGGTGGGTATCCCGGTGCCGGCCAAGCCCGGTCAGAACTTCGCCGGTCGTATCGGTGTCCTCATGCAGTACCTGAACGGTGCCATGCAGCAGGGCCAGCAGTTCACACCGGCTGCCCAGCAGGCGTTCATGACGCGGCTCGATTCACTCCTGCAAGGCTACGAGCAAGTGTCCACCAACGAGGCCCGCAAGCTCCGCAAGGAGATCCAGAAGTTCCTTGAATCCACTGGGATGCTCCAACCGCAACAACCGCAGATGCAGGCTCCCGCCGCTCCCGCTCCCGTACAATGATCTCCTGTAAACAGTGCAAATTCTTCCTAGCGGGTTCGTGCCACCGATATCCCCCGACAGGGAGGCCAAGCTGCTTTCCGTCGGTCAATCAGCAGGACTGGTGTGGGGAGTTCAATCCCATTGGCTTGAGACCTGCCAATCCTGCGGCGACTCCTTCTACGTCACCGAATGCCGCCTCTCAGAGCGCGGTGAAACCTTCTGCCGCAACTGTTTTAAGGAATAACATCCATGGCCAAGTACCAAGGCAAGGAAGTCTCGCTCAACAAACCCTTCTACACTCCCGGCGAACAGAAGAAGAAAGCCGTGTACGTGCTAAACCCGAAGGGAACAGTGATCAAGGTCCGGTTCGGGGACCCAAACATGGAGATCAAACGGGACAACCCGGAGCGCAGAAAGAACTTCCGCGCACGCCATAACTGCGACACGGCAACCGACAAGACCTCGCCCAAGTACTGGTCCTGCAAAGCCTGGTGACTTTATGAAGAAACAGTCCAAATCAAACAAACACTTCAGCAAACTGGCTTCCCAACTCAAGAAAGAGGGGGCCGACGATCCCAAGGCTCTCGCTGCCTACATCGGGCGCAAGAAGCTCGGCAAGGAAGCCTTCCAGAAGAAGGCTGCCGCTGGGCTCCGCAAAGCCGCCAAGAAGAAATGATCAGGCTACTCGACCGGATCAAGGCAGCATGGATCTTCACGCGGCACCAGAAATGGGTCGCGTCCGAGCAGTGGACAAAGCAGGACGCCGAGCGACTTGAGGCATTCCTCAAGTCCGACACTGGCAAGAGGTTCAAGAACGTCCTGCTCAACACCGTGCTCATGCAGAATGCCGCCGCGATCACTGATAGAAACCAGTTGCCTTATTCGTGCGGCTTCGCCATGGGTCAGTCCAGTTTGGTGAAGGTCATCGAAGTGATGGCCAACGCTGAATCCATTTCGGATCAGGATACAGACCCGGATTCTGATACGAGCAACTAAGGGTCAAGGTACGGACAGTGACTCTTGCCGGTCACTGGACGAGTAATAGGCAACCATGAGTGAAGTGTTGAGTGCTGACGGTCTTCTTGCAGCCGCAAGGGACTTCGATTCTGGCGTCGATATTGACAGCCGGGAAACGCAGGAGACTCCCACAGAGTCCTCTGCAACCGAGCAAACGGAGCCTCAGAATGAGGTTTCTGCCAGTAAGGAAGTTTCCGAGGAGGCAGAGGATACGAAGGCGCAGCCTGAAGAGGCTCCGAAGAAGGAGACGAAGCAGGTCGAGCAGAAGAAGGAGTCGAAGTTCGCCCAGGAACAGGCTCGGAAGAGCAAGACTTGGGAGACGATCAACGCCGAGAAGCAGGCCATCAAGGCCGAGAAGGACGCGTTGGCCCGCGAACGTGATGAGTGGCAGAAGCAACGGCAGCAAACCGATGCCAAGGCTACCGACACGTACCGGGACGAGGCAGGGTTCACCGCTGAAGACTACGAGAAGGCAGCGCGGGAGTTTGAAGCCGATGGCGACAAGGATCTCGCGAAGGCCGCATCGAAGAAGGCAGCAGAGGCTCGCAAGGCCGCAGGTGAACATCAGAGCAAGGTCCAGCAGGAACGGTTCAACAAGGCGTGGGAGGACACGTACCTCCGACTGTCCGAAAAGGAACCGGAACTGAAGGATCCGAATTCTGACCTGTACAAGTCCACCGTGGACCTGATCGGCAAGTTCCAGATCCTCCGGGCAGCACCCGATGGACTGGCCCACGCCGTCGAGATCGTGAAGCTCCAGAAAGCTGCCGGCATGTCTCAGTCGCTGGAAGCGGAGAACAAATCGCTCAAGGAACAGTTGGACAAGCTCCAGAAGAAAACAGCAATCGGGAAGGGAACGGCCACCCAACCGCTGAAGGCAGAGGAAACAGACTTTGCCAAGATTCCGCTCAAGGAGCAGCGGGATCGCCTGATGAAGGCTGCGCGAGAGTTTGACCGTGAAGCCTGATTGAAAAGAAAGAGCATACCATGCCAGTTACTACCTCGACCACGCTCACGAATCAGTTCCAGAACTACTTCAGCAAGGAGCTGTTGAGCATCGTCCAGCAGGAGACGATCCTCGATCAGTTCTCGATGAAGGCCCCGATCCCGAAGAACAACGGCAACAAGGCCATCACGATGTTCCGCTTCGGGGCTCCGAGCATTGCCGATGTCCAGACGATCAGCACGGAAGGCACCGCTATCGCGTCGGGAAGCTACCGGGCTCTCTCGCTCAACAAGCTGGAGAAGGGTCTCGCGCAGTACGGCCAGGTCATCGGCCTCACCGACATCCTGCGGGCCACGGACCTGTTCAACTCGCTCCAGCAGGCCACCAAGACCTCCGGTCTCGACATGGCCCTGTGGGTTGACTCCGTCATCCGCAACACGCTGATCGGCTCCAACCTCTCCGTCTCTTCCGGGATCATGGGAACCGGGCCTGAAGCTGCTGGACCCACGTTCAGCAACTCGGACGCTTGTAACACCGCTGCCGGTTCCGGCGGTATCAAGGTGTACGGCAATCCGGCCACGCTCACGAACCAGACCTTCTCCGGTCTGAACACCGCAGCCACCGTTCTTGATACCACGATGAGTGCCTCGGCGGTACTCGACTCCATGACCCGCCTGAAGCGCAATCGCGCCCCGCTCATCAATGGCAGCTACGTCCTCGCGACCGATCCTCGCGTGGCCCGCGACCTGATGCGCGACAGCGACTGGCTCAACGCCTCCAACTACGGCAACAAGGGTCAACCCTTCTACAAGGGCGAAGTCGGCTCCATCTACGGCTGCCGCGTTGTCACCCAGACCAACTCGTTCGTCAGCAAGGGATCCGCTGTTGACACTGACGAGTTCATCAACACGACCAGCCCGAATGGCGGCGGCTTGGTGGCAACCAAGGACATCATCGCCTCGTTCTTCCTCGGAAACGAGTCGTTCGGTATCCCCCACCTCACGGGCGACGATCCGCTCTCCCCGAAGATTGTCATCACCGACACGCCCGACAAGAGCGACCCGCTCAACCAGTTGGTCACTGTCGGCGTGAAGCTGTACTTCGCCACGCTGCGTCTCGCCGCCGGTAACACGGCATCCACCGGCAATCCGGTCTGGTACCTGGTCCACCGCACGAAGACCTCGACCACGCTGTAAAGCCATGAAGAAAACGGCCACCATCATGGTGATTGCCGTTGGACCGAGGGGGCATCGCCAAGGCGGTGTCCCCTTTTCCCATTCCGCTTGCGGGGAAAACGGGTCCGACGAAGATCGCGCCATGATTTCTATTCCTGTCGAGGCTCTCTCGACCGATGCAGAGGACAACAGCAATGTTGCTCCCGAGATCGGTGATGAGGTCACGCTTCCCGAGGTCAAGGCTCGCGTGAAGAAGATCGAAGAGGGTGAAGCCTACGTGGAGATCCTGTCGGTCGGTGGTATGCCCGCCGAGTACAAGAACAAGGACTCCGAGAAGACCGAGATGCCCGAGGACGAGAAGTCCATGCGGAATATGGTCGAGAAGTACGACAGCGAGATGGAGTCCTGACATGCCCATCTACACCTTTGAAAACGGCGGAAAGTCCATCGAGCAAATCGCTCCGATTGGAACTGAATCCATCGTTGTTGAGGGGAAGCGGTGGCAGCGTCAACCCATTGCGAGGTTCGCTGCCACCGGCTTTGCCAGGGAAGCTGAACTGAAGGACAAGGTGAAGCAGGGGTTCAGCAGGATGGAAGACCGGCAGGGAAGCCGGTTCGAAAGCACTTTCACGAAGAATCAAATCAGGAAGATCTGGGACATATGAGCGACGTATCAAACATGGCCATCGAACTTGGGATGGGTACATCCGGGTTCCAGTTGGTTACTGCGACCACGCTTCAGAGCGGGCCGTTCTGCGCGTTGCAGGTTGTTTCCAACGCAGTGTTCACGTCCATTACCGGAGAGGGGGTGAGTGGAACCTGGACCGCTACCACCATCCCCGCTGGCATGGTGATCGTTGGCAGCATCGACAGCTTCCAGCTCACCAGCGGGACCGTGATTGCGTACAAGGGCAAGATCACGTTCTAAGCCATGCGCCTCTCGACCAGTCTTAGGCTCAACGCGCAGAAGGGGTTGGTGACTCCATACGATCCCGCGCTGACGCTTGACCTGCAATTCGCTGCTCGACAGGCGTATGTGGCCAACATTGGTCCGCTGCCGACGTTTACGAATGCGTCGACAACGCGCACCTTTGTTGGAAGCGATGGGTTGATCCAGACGGCGGCTACCAACGTGCCGCGCATCGACTTCGACCCGGTTACCCGTCTGTGCCGTGGGTTGCTGATTGAGGAGCAGAGGACGAATCTGGTGTCTCGGAGCGAGGATTTTGCGGATGCTTCTTGGACAAGATTCAATGCAACAGTTGTCTCAAACTCCGCATCTGCACCAGATGGATCCACAACTGCTGACCTTATATATCCTTCAGCAACAGGAAATCTGAATGGAGAGGTCTATAAAAGCACCACATCAGGAATATCGTCTGGAAATACGGTAACTGTATCATGCTTCATTAAAGCGTCTGGAAAGAACTTTGCGTATCTAGCAAAGGTTCAAAACACAACCGGAGCAGATTGGTCTGCCTGTTATCTGAATCTCACTACAGGTGCGATAACAAACGTACTTGCTGGATGCACGGCAGCAGTAGAGCAGTATCCGAATGGTTGGTGGAGGATTTCGCTCACGTCAACTGCTGGAGCTGGGCCGTATTGGGCACTTGTTGGTTCGTCTGATGCTGCTGGATCTCAATTGAATACTTCCAGCGGAACAAACGGCATATTGGTTTGGGGATTTATGATGGAGGTAGGTGCCTTCGCCACGTCCTACATCCCGACGACCACTGGCTCACTCATCCGCTCCGCCGACGTGTGCTCCATCACCGGGGCGGCGTTTACGGGGTTTTACAACGCCACTGAAGGCACGATGGTCTGCAAGTACGACCGTGCAGGCACCGCTTCTGAGACCCACTTCTGCATTGATAACGGAACTTCCAACGAAAGGTTGGTACTTCAGTTCAGTGGTGTTGTGGAACGATTCGGAGCCTCTATTGGAGGTGCTGGAGCAAATCTTGATTCGGCTACCGTTGGAGCAATCAATACCAGAATCGGTCACGCGGCCAGATACAAGCTCAACGACTACGCATTCTGCTGCAATGGCACAACTGTAGTCACCAATACAACATTGGCTGTTCCAACCGTTACGCAGGCTACCATTGGAAATCGCATCAACGGTTTGTTTACCAACGGCCACATCTACGCCATCCAGTACTACAACACCATCAAGACCAACGCCCAACTCCAAGCCCTCTCCACGCCATGATCGATTACCTGCTCAAATTCGATACCCAGGAGCAGGCAGTCCAGTTCGGGCTGGATAATGGATTCGTCTCTTTCGACGAGGACGGCAACCCCGTCACCACACTCGCAACACACACCTACGCACTGGCCATCCTCGGTCCGTGGATCCACCAGATCGGCACCGGCCAAGACGGCGACCCAATCTTTGTGTCCGACGGAAAGCACTGGGTCCTCTTCCGGGACGCTGCAAACCTCGACGTTCCAACTGGCGCAGACCAATTTATCGTGTGGACCTCGGAGCAAGGCCCACGTCCTGAAAACGCTCCGCAAACCGCCTGGGCCTGATCATGCCGAAAATCTCCTCACTCACATCCATCCCGGCAATCGACACGGCAAACGATGTCCTGCCGATTGTCGATGCCAGCACGTCAACCACCTGCAAGGTGTCGGTGGCTACGCTGTTGGCGGGGGTTGGTGCTGGCGTTCAGCAGCTTACAACCAGCGTACTTGATCCGGTCAACAACACCTACTGGTTGATCGCCAGAATCAACGCGAACGCGACCATCACGCGAATCTCAGCTCAAACCACTTCTGGAACCTGCTCCGTGCAGCTCACCACAAATGCAGGAACGCTCGGTTCGCCATTGAGCTGTTCCAGCACATTGAACACCTCTGTCGTCTCTCTTGCGATTACGGCAGGAAATTACCTCAAGATCACCGTATCTTCTGTTTCTGCCGCAGTAAACCTGTGCGTAACAATCGATTACCAATGATGTGAACTCCCATATCTTCTACGGTAATCTGTTCAGCGTTGACCTCAACGCTTTGAAGTCGGTTGTTGTGCTGGATGAGACGATTCCTCCAGCCGTTGACCTGAATGTGCTGAAGTCTGTGGCCATTCTGGATGAGACAATCCCTCCAGCCGTTGACCTGAATGCTTTGAAGTCAGTCGTTATCTTCGACGAAACCTATCCTTAACGATTATGGCAAGACTGAGATTTTGTGGATTTGATTACAATGCTGCAAACGGATCAATCGTATCTGGATCGACAGCGACTGGAATGAATCTGGATAAGGATTTCCTGTTCGTAAGCTACACCAG